TGTATGTATGTATGTATGTATGTATGTATGTATGTATGTATGTATGTATGTATGTATGTATGTATGTATAAGCATAGCATACTCACGTATGCTGTCAATAGTTTTTTTCATTTTTTCCTCCTATTTTATCAATGGAATTAAAGTCCATTTATTTGCATTAAAATTTTCTGCTCTTGTTATTGCAGTTTTGCATTCGTATATAGTGTGATTATATATAACCCTATCTCCAACTGCATATGTTTTTGTATTGCTATAAGTATTAGTATATAAACCTAATGCTTTTAATAAATTTGTTATGTTATTTTGTATTGTTGTTATTACATCTCCCGAATCAGTAATAAAACCTGAATCATTTGACAATTGACTTGTTTTTGTCGGTATAGATGTTTTTTTTGCATAAGTTGTTGATATTTTATTACCATCCGAATCGTTTGTTGCTTTCGTTGAAGTAGATGCATTACCTGTTAAATTACCTTTGAATCCTTTTGCAGTAATTACGCCTGTATTTGGATTCAATGTAACATCACTATCTTTACTTGCATTTGTTGTTTGTGTTCCTGTTGTTGTTGAACTTTGTGACAATATAGGATATTCAGCACTTGTTGTTGCTAATTCTGTTATTTTTACTTTTTCATCAGTGTTAGATGATTTTACAATAATATTTCCTGATGCATCAGTTGTTACAGTTGTTGCACCACTACCACTTATTTTATTTGATGATGTAACCTTTGAATTTTCAACGCTATTTATATATACATTCCCGTTTGTTAATGCTGTTGTTGTATTTGTTGTTGAAGTTGCTGAACCAACAACATTTTTTGAAGAATAATGTGTATCCGTATTCGTTGGAGCATACAAATCAGTATTTGTACCATTTATATTTATTGTTCCAACTTTTGTTCCTGATGTAAGACTTCTTGTAAAAGAAACAGAATCAGCACTATCACTTATTCCATCAAGTTTAGTTTTATCTGTTGACGACATCAATCCATCCTTTTCAATTGTTGCTTTTGAATAAGTAGTATTATTATCTTCACTCCAAACAGCAGTTCCATCAGCAGACCATTTTAAAAATTGACCTGACTTCCCACCACTTGGAATATGCTTATTTCCAGAAGTTGTTGGATGTGTATAAATTGTATCTGTAAATTTTGCATTAGAAGGTACATCAGAATTAACTGTGTGACCATTTACTTTTTCGGAATTATCAACTATACCGTCATTATTTGTGTCATATACACTTGCAAGCATATCACCAGCACCAATACCATCAGCGCCGTCATTTATTGTTGCTATTTTAGTACCTGTTGAATCAGTGATTGTTATTGTTGTAACTTTTCCTTTTTTAGAAGTAGATATTGTTGGGCTTATTCCATTATCGCCCTTTTCTCCTTTTTCTCCTTTTGGTCCTGTTGGACCTTGTTCTCCTTGAAGTCCTTGTGGACCTTGGTCTCCAGTATCACCTTTAGGTCCTTGAAGCCCTTGTTCGCCTTGGATTCCCTGTATACCTTGGTCTCCCTTTTCTCCTTGCAAACCTTGGGGACCTTGTGGACCTATTTCCCCTTGCTCTCCCTTCGGTCCTTGCTCTCCAATATCACCTTTTAATCCCTGAATTCCTTGAGGTCCTCGTTCTCCTTTTATTCCTTGAATACCCTGAATTCCTTGTTCTCCTTGTGGACCAGTATCGCCTTTATCACCTTTATCGCCTTTTTCTCCTTTTGCACCACGAATTGATGAGGTTGTTTCAGAAGTACCATTTGTATAATTTAAAGTTAATGTATAATCATCTTTTAATACAGTTGATTTAATTCCATTCCCTCTTTCTCCTTTTAATCCAGGCGCATTTCCACTGATATTTGTTTTTATACTTACTTTTCCTGTTAAACTATCAGTATTCATCATTTTTCACCATTCTTTCCTTCAGGATATAATTTGAATTGTTTTGGTCCATCATCATCGTAGCCGATAATTGTTGTTGAATTATTATCTGGATTTAATTCAATTTCATACCAATACGTTACAGGTTTATTAATATAATCTCCAATTCTTGTTTCATCTGATGACAATTCAACATCAATTGTTTTCTTATTCAAATCGATTGGAACATCCTTTGTAAGAACAATTTCTTCAACATTTTTCTTTGACATAACTTTTAATCTTAAGATATCGCCTTTTTGAAATTCATAATCACTTCCATCATCATTTTGGGCAGTAATCACAATTGTTGCAGTATCACCTCTTGTTAAATGAATTGTTTTTTCTTCATCTATTTTTATCATAAATTACCTCCATTTCATTCAATTTAGTTTTTAAGTATTCTATCTCCTCTTGTTGTTCTTTTATAGCACCCCACATAACACCACACATATTAAAGAAATCAATACCTGTCTCATCACTTGAAATTATTTCTTTTGGAGTACCATACTTATCACCAATAATTAAACCAATATGTTTTTTAGATTCTTCAGATTCTTGCTTAAATAAGTATTCATAAACACTTGCTTTTTTTATCAAATCTAAATTATTTTCAAATTTAGATATATTTTTTTTATATTCTTCTCTCGAACTATGAACTAAACCATTTTCAGCAGATACTTGAGTATACGAGTTACCATATTTAAAATCCATTATTCCTGGTAATATATTTGTTGTTGATTCATTTTCCGCATTTAATTGTATTCTTCCATGCAATCCAGTATCTGATGTTGTTTTATATCTACTGCTTTCAGCATAATTTACTTCTACCAAATCTTTATTAAATCTATTATGATATAAAGAAAGACCATCATAAAAATAACTTCCTGTTACTTTGTTTTGACCATCCTTTGATGAAAAATCAATACCAGTTGCATAAAGATTACTATTATCTTCAGTGTTACTATCACATATTTTAAAGTTAGGATATGCTTTAGATGATTCCATTTTTAAATTACCACCTGTTATTTTCATATTAGAACATTCTGTATTTCCTTCAGCATCTAATTTAAAGTTTTTAGTATCAATCGAACCATCTAATAGTTTTATTAACATGCCTGTCTTTCCTTCAATATAATTATTAGACTTAATAACACCTGTCTTTATATTATCACCCGCAATTGTAGTACTTCCACTTGTTGCTAAATCTGTGAATTTAACATAATTTTGGGTAATTTCAGTAACAGTACCACTTAATACAGTTACTTTATTGTCTACTGCCTCTGCAACAGTATCATCTGTATATTTAAGATTATTAATCCAATCTCTAGAGTCAAAATTTCCTTCTTTTCTTGATACTTGACATATATAGATTTCATTATTATTAATCCAAAAATCCCCTACATCGTAAGGTGTTTTTGGTTCTTTAATAAATATTTGTCTTTTGTTATCTGCGGTATCCTTTGCGCTATTTGCTAACGCTAATGACTCGATAACATCTTTATCTTCTATTTTTTGCCATATATAAGTTTCATTATCTTTTTGGAATATATAACAATATCCTGTATCTTTATCATAATATAAATCTCCAACATGATTTTCTTTATCATCAACCCAAGTGTTAACCGGATAATTTTCTAATGAGGGTTGTCCATTATAATACCAAGTTGTAACTTTACCATCAATTTGATCTTGTAGGTCCTTCATATCGCCTACAGTTGCATTCATAAAGTTTAACAACTCATTTTTTATTTCTGTTAATCCTTTTTCTGATGTTTCAACATTTTTCTTTAGCCCAAGCATACTTGCAAAATCATATTTTCTCTCTATGTCCTGTGCCGTTCTAACACCATTCGAATCTTGTTTGCTCATTTTATCACCTACTCTTTACATAAATTTTTCCATTATACTTATAGACTTTAAATCCCATACTTTTTAACATATCAATTTGTATAGTTGTTGTTGGATAATGTTTCTTTACATATGATATAATTTGATTATCAAACTGCGTAAAACCAACCTTTTTAAGTACTGTTGCTTTTGACATAAAATCCATATCCTGACCATTAACATATTCAAAAATTTGTTTATCATATTGTTTAAAATTAGAATACTGACTCTTTATGAGCATTGCTTTTTGGGGTATAGACAAATTTAATGAATTTATATAAGATATTACTTTCTTTTTTTTAGAGCCAGAAACTGAATTACCATTTTTATCTATATCACTTTCAATTTCGTTTATATTTTTCATTATTTTTTTGTAATTATCATAATCTGTAATCATTGTTATTTTCTTGTATTCTTCAGGGTTTTTCATTGCATAATTAAATTCCTCATACGTTCCATAATCATCATAATCAGACATATCAACATGTTTTTTTAATAATCCACTTGCCATTATATTTTTCTTCTCTATACTAACATCAAGATTATTAATATAATCCATCTTTTGTGCTGTTTTTTTACCTGCTTTTGATAAACCATCTCTATAATTTCTATATTCAGTACTATTCATATTCAAATCAATCATTTCATCAATTTTAGATTTATTTATTGATTTATAGCCACTATCTATATAATCTTGTGCCTCTTGACTTGAATATCTACCAAATAGTGACGATTTTATTTTACCAGTAGTACTATCATCTGCAGTAAATCTTAAATTACCACTATCTGTATAACTACCTGCTATAGGTAAATCATCATCATACATTTTTAGTCCTTGTACAGTCTTTCGCAATTGACCATATCCTGTTGGGAGAACATAATAAGCCGCCGATTCTAAAAAGTCCTGTCCTACATCTTCCCAAGTAATTTCATTACCAAAAGAATCAGATTGACCTGTCAATTTTTTGACTAATGATGATGCTCCTGTAAATGCTTCCTGTATAGGAATTCTTCCGCCAGAGAAAACACTCCACATTGGAACATTATCCATAAAATCTCCAATAGCACTTTCAAATTTTTCTTCTAATGACTTATCATCATCGTCATCAAATATTTTCATTAACATATCTATTGGATCAAACATAACAGATGAACCAGTTAAAGATTTCATAAGACTATTAAATAAATAAGATGCACCAAATAATTGACCTAATTGAAAAACAACACCAGCACCTGATTTATTACCGTTTTCAATATCCATTTTATTGTCATGTATCATTGATGACCATTGGTTATTAACTTCTAATTGGAATTGAGTTAAAAATCCAAGAGTTTTAGAATTAAATAATTCAGCAGTAGACCCCTGACTTCTATCTCCCATTATTCTTGCCGAAAAATCATCAGCATTTGATATTGCTTCTTGTTCTTTCATTCCTTTACTCAAGTTTTCAAAATATTTACTTCTCCAAATTTGATTAGAAGTAAAATAATCAGAACCACTCATAAAAATTTGACCTGCATTGCTGATTTTTTGCCATGCTTTTTGTGATAATGTATCACTACCAAATCTAGCAGTTAAAAAGTCAGATTTATTTATTAATCCATCGTTATGAAATATATTATTAATGGTTGACACTGTACCTTTAACAAATGATAATTTACTTGTTTTTGAAGCACCTTGTACTGCAGAAGCAAAGTTTGTTAATGCACTTCTTACATTAAATCCTGTCATATTAGAACCAACTTGGGATTTTAATGTATTTAACGCAGTATATACTCTTCTTCCTAAAAATCTTTCTGCTGCTCTATCAATAGCACCTTTTTTACCAGCAAGTGCATTTGCCTGTTCATCTAACCAAGCAACATATTTACTCAATTTGTTATCTTGTATATCTGCAACTCTTTGCTCAAATTCAGCATCAGTCAATGAATCAACATTATCTAATCCATGAGTTTGACCATATGTCTCTCTTATAAATTTACTTAATGTTCTATATCTTTGAATATCTGCTGTATGAAATATTAAATTTCCTGCACCCTCTAGATATCCATCAATACCTGTTATTGCATCATAAGTTGTTTTCATTCCTTTTCTTTCTAGAGAACTAGCAAACCAATTTTTACCAGGTCTATTAAATTCTGTTAAACCATTTATGTCTGTTGGAAGATTTTCAGAATCCATATCATTTCTATTAAAAGGAACACCCCATTGACTCAACTTATCGCTTATTTCGGTGAAGTGTCTCATATAATCTTTTCTTTTTGGTATAGCATCATATCCTAAGTCTGTAAGAACATTGTTTATTTGATCTATATATGTATCGTATTTATTTCTAAATACTTCTGATGCATATTTTATTTTTTCTTGTGTTTTAACATCTGGAAATTCTGTTGCTAATTCTTTATCACCATAAGGAATTTCTTCTCCATGTTCATTTATATAAACCTTTTCAACATACTTCTGAACCGCTGCAGATTCTTTACTTCTTGCTTTTATTCCAAGTTTCTTTATATCTTCTCTTTCTTGATTTAACCATCTTGTTTTTTCTGCAGTGTTATGCTTAGTTTGATTGATAGTTGCATCATTTATTTTTTTACCTACTTCATAACCAAAAACTTTTTCATTTAATCTGATTGGATCTGTACGCTGATATGCAATTGCATTTATATCGTTTCCTGTTTGTATATCATCAAGAGTTATTCCCATTTCATTTAATAATTCTTGTTGAACTATTGCTCTTGTTTTTCTTTCTGCTTTACTTTCGAGTTGTTTTTGAATTTCATTTAAATCAAATTCAGTGACTGAATTGTTTAATAAATTATTAAATACTCTATCAGTTACTTTTTTTAATTCACTATCTGTTATTCTATATTTTTCTGTTATTGTTGTATCTTGATTCATAAAATCAGATAATTCTGTTAGCATATCTGCTTCTCCTGTTATTTCATTACTAAAATAATATGGATATTTATTGCTTAATTCTTGATAAATGCTATCTACTGATTGCCCTTCATTACCAAGTCTTAACTTTCCAAAATTAGACTTTCTAAAATCACCATAATCTGTTATTTGATTTTTTAGTTCATCTGATACTTTTATTCTTGAATTTCTAATTTCTTTTTTTACTGATTCAACCTCTTTATCTATATAATTATATTCTCTATTTGCATATTCACTTACTATGTTATTTATTTCATTATAAGTTTTAGAATTTGTTAAATCTTCTTTTGTCATATTATAAAAAGATTTCATTTTGTTTCTGAAATCTTTCTTTTCTTGATAATCAAAATCTAAATAATTTTGAGCAGTTTTTGTTGCAGATTGAATTGCTTTATAACTTTCTTTTTGTAACGCTCTTTCCACTTTTTCATCAATCGTTTTCTTTCTATTTGTTTCAAGTGGAGAATATTCATTTTTGTAATTTGAATTTTCATCATTATTACTTAAAGAATATTTTTCATCAAAAAAAGAACTATTTTCAGTTCTTTTTACTCTGCCATCCACCAATCTATTACTTCGATTCGAATCTTGATGAATATCTTCTTTAACCACTTTATCATGAACTTTCTCCCTTAATTCATATGTCTTGTCTTTTATTTTATCACTTAATTTTCTATTATTCAAGTAATTTTCTAAATCCTTATGTTTAGCATTTTTATCAACACTAAGAGGAGCAATATAATCTAAATTATATTTTTTATATTTTTCTTGTTCAAATCTATCTCTTGTATTGGATGCTTCTATCTCACCTAAACTATTATAATATTTTAATCTACTATATTTTGTATTGCTTCCATTTTCAAAATTTTCTATATTTTGAATTTTATGTTGTATTTCGTGAATTAAAGTACCCTCAATATTTTGATTACTACCAATAAGTTTATTATTTATTGAAATAATATCATCTATTTTATTATAAGAACCATTTGTAGAATCAGAAGCATAATTTTTAAATCTAACTTTTTGATTTTTAAGTTCTGGATATAACCTAAACAATGAATCGTGTTCTATCAAATCAGATAATTTATATTCTGTATTTTCTTGTATATTCAAATTATCTTTTAAACTCATATTTTTATCAGATACCTCAAATTTCCATTGACCATTTCTATCTTTAAACCAACCTGTTTTAAGCCATATTTTTTCATTTTGAATATTTTTAATATCAAGTTCTTTTGCATCTTCAAGTGATTCAATTAATTTTTTATAACTTTCTGGATAACTATCTTTTAAATTCTCTACACCATTTGTTCCTATTAAAGAATATTTAGTTTTCTCTGATGTCTTACCTTTTACATTTTCTTTATATGCTTGTTCAAATCTATATTTAACTTTTTCTAAATCTCTTGCTTCTTGACTACCAGCAGTTACTGTATTATATAAATGTTTAACATAATCATATATTTTGGTAAAAACGTTAGGTTGTGATGTTGAAAGTTTTTTTATAAATTCTTCATCATTAAATATATATTCTCCAACTAAGTCAGAAGTAACCTCGTTTTCTATATTTGCATCTAATCCTGAATACAATTTTTCAGTAGATTTAATCCTATGATCATAATCTCCTTTTGATTTTGCATATTCTTTAACTGCATTTTGTAATAAAGTATATTCTTCTGTACCTTCTAATAAGTGTGTTGTTTCATGCCCTACAATTTTATTTAATGCTTGTTTTGAATCTATATTTATTAATATTTTTTCATTACCTTGTAAATCTTTACCAACTAAACCATTAATGTCTTTTCCTTTTACTTCATATCCCATTTTTTCTAATTGTTCATTATTAACAAATTCATATCTTGTGCCTCTTTCCTGAGCAATTTTATTTACATTTTCTACAAAGTTTCTTGATTTTGTTGTATTATTCATAACTTTACTAGCACTTTCTTTTAGTGTTTTAGTAATATCACTATCTGTTTTATTTTCTTCATATTGATAATTTACACTTTTTTGTGATTTTTCGTAAAAACTTCTATGTAATAAATCATCTTTACTTATATCTGTGTCATTACCTAAAATATTTGATATTTCATCAGCGTCAATTGTACCTTCCTGTAAACTTTTTTCAACTGACTTTCTAATTGATTTTATTTCTTTATCTGATAATTTTGTATTAGATAAATCAATATCTTTATTTTCATATTCTTTTTTTATTCTTTCTGCTATTTTATTTTTATTTTCTTCTGAAATAGAAAAATTTTGTTCTTGTTCTTTTATAGCATTCTCTATTTCAGTATTTATTGCCTGTTCTCTTGATTTTTTAGTTGTTTCCTTATTAACTATCTCATCAATTACTTTTTGTTCATTTTGAGTATATCCAGTATCAAAATCTCGACCTGTTTGTTTAGCCCATTGATTTCTTGCAATATTTTGTGACCCTTCCATAACACCTGATGTTACTGCTCCTAAAGTACCAGCATAAAGATTTTGAGTACTAAAGAAATTTTTAGCAGTGTACGATGCTATATTACTAGCAAGTTCTTTTGCATTTTTAGAATTTTTTATTCCTACACCATTATCTTTATCTAATAATGCTTCTTCTACTATTGGACCTAAAAATTCTTGTAAATACTCTTCAGTAAATTCACCTTTCATGCTTGTTAATGTTTTTCTTACTGCTTTATTTTTAATAAATTTATCAAGTACTTTAGAAGTTATTTTATTTGTTGAATTTCCTAATACACTTTTACCATAAACGCTTTCTAAACCGCCTAATGCTTTTTCCATTGACATTTCTAGTGTTCCAGATGCAATTCCATATAAGGTTGCTTGTTTTTCACTTGCTCCATCTCTCTTGGCTTCGTTATAAGCGCCTCCGCCATAGTTTGCAAATCCGGTAGCAAATGCACCTGCAGAATTGCCAGTCATCATTTGTGGAAGCATTCTTGAAACACTTCCTAATACATCTAATCCTGCACCTTCTAAACCTTTTGCATTTTCTCTTCCTTTTTGTGCTTGTTTTTCTAATAATGTTTCGCTAGAATCTGTCTCAACACCTAAAATCTTCTTAGTTGTTGATTCTATTCCTTTCACACCAGTAGTAAAATTACCACCAACTGTATAAGCAAATTTTTCTGGTACAGAAGTTCCAGTATTATCTAATGCTTTTTGCTCTCTTTCTTCATTAAATGATTTATATGATTTTTGTGATTCTTTTAATAAACTTTGATATTTTTTATCATTTTTCACTTTTTCACTATTTTCATTCAATAAATTAATATTATTTTTCTTCTTATAATCCATTAATTCATTATATTTATCATTTGATTTTTGTTCAGTTGTACTTATAGTTTGTTTAACTTTTTTTCGTTCTTTATTTTCATTTATACCTGCTTCTATGGTATTATAAATAACTTCTCCAATACCACTTGTTGCAACACCTAATATCTTGCTTGCAATTGAACTTTTACCGCTAACTGTCTTTTTAACACCAGTTACTAAAATTCCTTCCCTTTCTTTTTTAGGAATAGCATTACTATTAATTGTTACATTACCATTCGAATCAGTTGTTACTGCAGAATTATTACCAAATTTTTCTTCTAATAAACTTCCAAGTGCACCTGTCAAAGTTGCCTTTTTCTTTTTTTTGGACATTATATCACCTCTATTTAGTCAATGCAGCCATTAATGCTCCTACAGCAGTTGCGGTTTTTTTTCTTTTTTTCTGACTTTTTGTTAATTGTTTATCTGTACTTGTATCAGTCAGTTCATAACTACCACTACCCGAACCATATTTTGCACTATATTCTTTATTCCATCTTGCCTGTTCATTTGCTTCTTGTTGTTTTTGGAATGCTAAATTTTCATTAAATTGTCTTACAGACTCTGCAAATTCTCTATCTTTATTCATTTGATCTAAAATAGAATCCCATTTACTTTGGTATGTTTGTTCAATCGTTTGTTGTGCATTTAATTGACTTTCTAATAAAGAGTTTTTATATTGAAAGCCTTGTAATCCTAATTCTAATTGCGATTTTAGAGCATTATACGCTATTTCTGCTAAAGCACTATTATTTTGTAATTGCGCATCTTTTATCCCATTATCATAATTTAATATCGACCTATTAAAACTATCCCTTGCAGTTGCTATTCTATTTTGATATGTGTTATACATACTTACTTTAGAACTTTCACTATAACCACTATTTGATAGTCCTTGTACTGCTTGTTGTTCTGCATTAACACCATAATCGTTTATTTGTTTTTGATAATCTGTATATGCTCCTTTTTGCTCTTTTGTATAATCTTTCTCTGTTTGTTGTTTCTGTTGCTCTATTTTTTCTATCGCAAAATCAGTATTTGCTTGTTGTATTTCTTGTTGCTTTTGTGCATAATCTTTTGATGCTTGAATCTGATCATTATAAAATTTATCAGAATTATTTATCATTGAATTATACATATTGTTAGCATTATTTAAAGCATTTTGCTTATCTGATTCTACTTGTTTTAGTCTTTGGTCATTATAATCAATATTCACTTATTATCACCTCTTTACATAACTTCCAATATAAGATTCCAAAGTACTTGAATAAAGAAAAAATCTAGTTTTTGAACTAAATTTTAATTGAATACTTTTCCATTTTTTCTTTTTTATTCTCGCTACTATAAACCCTTTAGTATTTTTATAATCATTTATCTTTTCAAATACTCCATTATTTGTTTTTGTTGAGATAGTAATATCTCCTTCAATATCAACAACACAACCTTTTTTATTAGTAGTTTTTTGATATTGTGGATAATTAAATTCATCTTCTGGTGTTGTCCAATATGAGTTTAAATTATCTGTTTTAGTTAATGAATAAACTTTATTATCCAAGCATAAATATAATATATTGTCTTTTACTTGAGCATAAGTTATATTATGTTCAAACTCCCAATAATACCACTCGTATTCTATATGATCATTTATCTGACATTTTTCCCTACTATCTGCTAAATAAATCTTATTATTGACTATAACAAGTAAATAACCTTGCCATTCAATCAATTGCAAATCTTCATAGTTCGCTTCTCTTAACAATTTAGAGTCAATCAAACTACTTCTATGTTTTACTACCTGTTCTGTTGTAATATCGCCTGATATTCCTTCCAGACCTCTATCGCTAAAGAATACAATATCATCATTGAAATTTATTCCCGTTGCAACACAACCTATACTTATTGAAGAATGTGATGATGGATATGTTTTTCCATACTCACTGTCTATCGTCGGATTATGATAATAAATTGTTGTATTTGCTTGTGAGGGTGCTTTTAATACCCACAAAGCATTATTACCACTAATCATTGCTTTTACAGGTGATACATCTAATCCTTCATTATAATAATCTGTATCACTAATGTACCTAGGATTATTTAAACTACTATGAAATATAGTGCTTGGATAATCTTGATTACCACTAAAAAATACCCTATTATCAAATACTTCCAATAATGTACATTTTGTTATTCTTTCTTTATATTTACTTACTGATTTTTTAAACTGAATAATAACATTATCTTGACCATCAGTTAAAGGTTTTTCTGGCGCTGTTTTAAATTCAATATAACCATCGACGGGATAAGGAGTAAAATCTGTTATATTTTTTCCATTTACTGTTACAATAGGAATGTAGTCACTATCAAAAGTTTCGACATCTAAATAATATTTAGTTGATTTACCATCAGCACAAAAACTATTTTTTCTATACTCACTAAGTAAATTTACATCCTCATAAGTTGAACCTCCACCTAGTGGACTTCTACTTATGGTTGTTGTTGGTATATAACCTACTACTTTTTTACAAGTTTCTCCATTATATTCAAGATAATTTATTCCATCCTTTAAAAAGAATATATTACTATAAACAAAAGAGTATGATATTCTTGGATTCATACCTTCAAAGATAATTTTCTTTTCATCTTTATATATGTCATATAATTTTGTACCACAATGCACTATCATATGATTTTCTCTATTTATTTCATAAAAAAAGATACCATAGATAGTATTATCAAATTCTTTCAATAACTCTATCGTTGGTCTTGTTTCTATACATCTTCCATTTGTTCCACTATAATTTTTCCACACGTTTAAAGCATCTGGGCTTCTATATATAGATACTTCATCTTTTCTATTACTAAAATCTACACCCTTAAAATTTTTATAATTTCTTGTTATTAATGTTCCACTTATCTGACTAGACATCTATTCCTCCATCAATATAAAGTGTACTTAATGAATTTCTTGGGTCTAAATTTTGTAATAGTTCTTTGTACCTTGATGAGTATATTTGTCCATAACCATTTGAGACATCACTTTTTAATAGATCACCTGCTATACCATATGGCATTATTTCAAGTGCATCTCTTGTTAATTCAAATTCGTAATCATCTGGTGTATCATTATTTATTTGTGCAGGATACTTATAATAAAATATTTTTGCAATTCCATCTTCATTAAATATAATCATATCTCCAACCACTTCATAGTCTACATCTTTAATTATATTTAATTGGTAAAAATCTTTTGCAATATCTATTAACTGAAGTGTATCATCTTTTTTTACATTCATTGTAGTATAAGCATTTATCTTTTTATATCTACATACTTCATTTTGTATTTGATTTATAACACTATTCATTTTTGTTGATAAATCGCTATCTTCTGTTAGATCATCTTCATTCTCACTATATTCTTCAATTAAAGAATATGTTTTAGTTTTCATTTCCTCTAGTGTCACCTTTATCACCATCCAATACTTCTGCTAATGTTTTATAATCGTTTATTGCAGTTTCTATTGTTCCTATTGATTGTGCTGGTAAAAACCAACCTCTATTTTCATTTTCAAATAAAAGGATTTCTCCTTCATCTAGATTTATTGTTAATTCACTTTTTGTTGTATATTTATCTGTTACTACTTTTTGTTTAGTTGTTAATTTTAAATTTTCTAATTTCTGTTCTACTTTTTCGTTTTTAAATTTCAATTTACTATCTTTATTAACTATCATTCCTTCATATGGTGTTAAGTCTGGTCTTAATACATAATATTTCATAATTTATTCCTCTCTTTCGCCTATTAATGGAGTTGCACCATTTAATACTACTATAGACATATAAAAAAGGCTTAATAGCCTTTATTTTAGTTAATTATTACGCAGGAATTTTTACAACTTGTAATTCATCTTGAGCGATGATATCCATACCATAAGTATCAAGTCCACGAATACCATCTGCAAATGCTCCTTCAAGTCTCATTGCTTCAACTTCATTAATTTGTCCAGCAAATGCAATAGCATTCTTTGTACGAATCATACAATATTTATTAGTACCATCATTATATATAGCATTAGACATAACTACATCTGAATTATTGTATCTACCAACTATACCTTTTCTTATTAATTCAGGATTATTTGTTGATAACTCAACTAAATTATTTTTGAAAGTTGAATAAGTTGCTGGGTCAATTTCAGTTCTTAATCCAAAATCACAGTTTCTTAAATTTAATTCAACAAACGCATCATCAACTGCAGTTTTAACTCCTGCTTGTGTTTTAGCAGTTGCAGTTGTAATATTTGTTGCACCTTTCTTATAAGTTCCTGTTTTAATTTCAAAATAATTTGTTAATCCTTCTTTTTTAGGTTTAGCAACTCTTTCATACATTGTGTCACCTTCAGAGTTTGTTTTAGCAATAAAGTAGTCTTTAAATGTTTTTACATCTTCATCAGTAGTTTTAGCATATGTTGCTTTACCTTCTTCTACTGTACTTATACATTTACCTGCTACTAATCTTCCTATGTTAATATCTCTTCTTTGTGCTAATCTTGAACTTGCTTTTTCTTGGTATTTTTCTGGTAATCCTGGTACAGATTGTGCTTTATTTATATCATCAACCTTAAATGCAAAATATTCAGCAAAGTCGATATATAACATTTGTCCAACATCGGACATATCTTCATAATCTACTTTACCATGATATCCGCTGATTCTTGGATCACCTACACCAAGAATTTTAACAGATTGAGCAAATTTACAATCTCCCTCGTAATCTCTTGTACAATAATCAACTAATTTTGTTTTCATTTCCAAACTATCTTGAATCTTTTTAGACCAAATAGATTGAATAAAATTTGATACTGCCATTTTTCTCACTTTCCTTTCTTTTATTTAGGAAGTTTTATTACCATTTAGTCATTGAATTTTCAATTGCTTTTTCTAATTTTGGATTTGCATATAAATCTGCACGTGTAAATTTAGATGCTTCATCAAATGTATAAAAGTCTTTTATTTTTCCTTTATCTGACTCATCGTTTTTCATACTTCCTATTTTTTCAACCTTTGGCTTAGGTTTAAATTTTAAGTACATTTCGTACTTTTCTTTCATAGACATATTAGGATTTAACTTCTTTTCAAAGTCAATAAAATCAGATTTATTTATTTCTTCTTCCTTTACTCCTATCGAAGCAAGTTCTTTTATTCCTATTTGTCTTTTTCTTTCTTCAGCAATTTTTTTAAAGATAACTTTATCTCTTTCGGTTGCCGTTCCTTTTTCTATTAAATTTGCAAGTCTATCTGTTTCTTCAGATATTTCATCATAACCTGCAGAAATAATATCCTCTGCTTCTGCATTTGCTAATAGTTCTTCTTCTCTTTTTGTATACTTTGGTGTATTTACTTTGACACCTTTCTTTTCATAAAAGTCTTGTAAACTATCAACTGCATCATCAAATGAATCAGTTTCTAAACCTGCTTTTAAAAGTTCTTCAACCTTTCCATATTTTTTTTCGTACTCTTCTCTGATTTTAGTTTCTTTTCGATGTAATTTTCTTTTAACAATATCATCTACTTCTTCATCAGTGTAAGTTCTTATTGGTGCTTTTTCTTCCTCGATTGGTTCTTCAGTGGTATCACCATTACCATCAACTATTTCTTCTGTTGTTTGTTCTTCAACATTTTCAGTATTATCTTCTAATACAAGTTCTTCATTATTTTCCATAATAAAATCCTCCCTATTTTTTTGAGTTTGCTTCTCATATTTCCATATCTTTTACCCTCATAAATGCTTGGAGCATATAAAAACACCTATTCAGTAGGTGTTTCTTCCATATTTTGTGCATCTGCTATTTGTGATGCTTGTTGTTCTACATCACCATTGATGAATTGACTTGCTCTTTGTTGCATTATTTGTGCTTGAGCATTTATTTGAGCAATCTTTCTTTGCTCTTCTTCTTCAATTTCTATTGCTTTTAGAATATCTTGTTTTGGTGCAATAGCATCATCTGGTAATATTTTTGCATATACTTTTAATTCCCCTAATTTTTGAGGATTAAAATATCCTGCCTTTAAGAAATTTTCAAGAGATAATTCTCTAGCATATTTATCAAATGAACTTTTTGGTGTTATATCAACTTTAACTGTACCTTTCAAGTTTTCTAAAACTGATGATGGAATATCTACTAATTCTGTATATTCTTCTCCTGTTTCTGGATCAGTTTTATCTTCCTCAAGTTTCATTCCATCTTGTGAATATGTAACCCACATATCAAGCCATATTCTTGCCAAATCTTCAATAAACATTTTTAAACCTGTTAATTGTTTAGTCATAGGTTGTTGTGATGCTTGTTGTACTGCCAAAATTGCTTTACCAGATGCTTCAGTTGGATTAACTCCACCAGTTGCTATATCACTTGAATTTTTTAATTCTCTTGTTATACTTATTAAATCGCTTATAGTTTTTGCAACATCCGAACTCATTTGTGCAGGTGCAATTGTCGTAAAGATTTTTCTTACATCTTCAACATTTGAACCATTAACTTTAACTGTTGCTCCTACTTTGTTAATAGAACTAGGATTTTGTATTTTTTCTATTGCAACAACTTTCGTTGGATAAGCATTTTGTTTAACACTTAATAACATTCTAGCTAGAGTCTTGTTTAATTCTAATTGGTTAGGAATTAAGAATCTTACTTCTCCTTCACCTCGAGCACTACCTTTTCTTGTTTTCCAAGGAAAATGTGCTATTGGATATAACGACAATCCAGAATTAATGTTTTCTCTTATAATTACATATTTAGTTGATTCGCTAAACATTATTTTTTTATTTTCTTTCCACATCTTTACTACAATCGTACATTTTTTATCATTTTCTTGTTTTGCATCTTTTCCTGCCTCTTCAAAACAATCATTATCACCAACAATTGCTTTTATTTTTTCATCTGATAAACCTTTCTTTCTAGCAAATTCTTGTGCTTCTATTACAGGTACTCTACGACTAATAATAATCCATGGTTGTGACTGAATATCACTTGAATTTTCATTACCATATTGAATATCATTTTTAGATAAGATTTCGTTTTTAGGTTCTTGTATTTCATCATCATAATCTACATACATTACACCTTCATCATTAACTGCACTATCTTCGCTTATTTCTCTTACTTTATAATCCATCTGATCCTTTTCCCAAACTTTTCCAGCCTTTTTATTAAGTAATTTGCAAGTTTCTTCTGCAGTTTTTCTAAAATCTCTATTTTCAAAGTTTTCACTTGAATAATTTATTCCCCACAAATTTTGATTTATAGTGCTAACTTTATAATTTATTATTGTTTCAATAAAATTATATTGTGCTTGTTCTATACCTTCAATTTTTGCGCCTTCCCATTGATTCCCTGAATACATACGATAGTTTCTGTCTGTATCAGTAAAAACAGAATTCATTCGCATAAAATCTTTGCCATGAGTATATAAATCCCATATATCAGTAGTTTTTAATTCTTCTAAATCCATTTATATCACCTCGGTATGTCTTTTTGTCCTATCGATGTTCCATCATAAACATCAATGTTATGAGAAATAGTTTCCATAATTTCTTGATTTTTATCTTCCTCTTTTTTTTGAAAATGATTTTCTATTTTTTGAATAGGTGATTCTATCTGAATAGGTTCATTTTTTACAACCATTTGTCCTATTTTTGCACCTAAAAAAAAGCATATTATGTTAAATATGCTTGATGTAACTATTATTAATACTGTCATTATTTATCACCTTTTTTAGATTTTTTTGGTTTACTTTCCTCAACTATATCACTAACAACACTATCAATTGTTCTTTTCTGTTCATCTGCTAATTCTACAATTGCATTTGCTACTACTTGTACTGTTTCTTCAGTTATTTTATATTTTTCTCTGTATACTTTCTTTTTCATATTTCCTCCTATATTACTGTTATTTCCTCACCATAATCTTCTTTTGTTTCATATTTTTTACTCCAATTAAATTCAGGATATGGTGTTAATGGTTCTTCACTAAATATAACTTGCTCTCTTGTTTGGTGTGCTATTGCAAGCCCCATCATCTGATCATCGTGTCCACCTTCAGGAGCCTCTATTTTTCCTTTTTCATTTTTAACTATCTTTAATAATTCTCTCAATGTGTCTTCATCATTAATTGAATCTATATCTTCTCTGATTATTTGTGTTAATCTTGATAATATAACTGGTCTTGTTATTGATGTTGTTCTAAATCCATATTTCTTTTCTAACTTTCCAGTGTATTCATCCATTTTCTCTCTTACATACATATTGGTATATTCTAATCTTTCAAGTTCCATTATCGGATAACTATCAAAATTAGATTCAATACCTATTAACGCATTCTTATAATATTTGCCTAAACAATACATTTGCTTTGCATACAAATCTGAATCAAATTCATTTTTAAAATTTGCTACTTGTATTCCTGTTTTTGCATCTAATACATGAGCAGTGAAATAGTCACTACCATCACCTGCAGTGTCACCACCAATACAATATTTTGTCATTGTTGGACTATTTGGTAATTGATATATTCTTATATAACCATTTATATCATTAACCCATTTTATATTAGACATTTTTTTATCTTTAGGTAAATCATCATTATAATCATAAGTAAAATATCCTACTTTTAATGGCTTTTTTATTTGTTTTAATCTAGCAAGTATTATTTCAGTATCAAATGCAGGTTTACCTGATAATAAAAATGCTTCTTCTGGTGCACATGGATACTCTTGTTTAATTAAATCTTTATCTATATATCCTTTATATTTTTTGTAATACCAATAAAGTTGATTATCATTTAGTTTAACATCATCTTTTAGCCATTTTAATCTTGTATATATCCAGTCACTTTTTGTATTAATATTATTTATAAATTCGTTATGTATATCCTCACTTTCAAAATTCAATACATATTCTTTTGTTCTCCACCACTCAAAGAAACAATTTATATGCTCGTTACTTTCCCACATAGTCTGGTAATCATTGAAGCCATTTGCAGTTGATTCATATATTTTTATACAATTCTTTGTAAATGCTTCTCCAAGCGCTGCCTGAATAGGTGCTATACCATCTTTCCAAAATGCACATTCTGATCCATGGAAGAAATTAATTGTTCTCGAACGACCTACATCTTTAGTAGCAGTATCAACTGCCCAACTACTATTAATCTTTTCGAATAATAATTGTTTTCTATTATTAAACTTTTCAGTAGGTTTTAATATGTCTGGAAGTTGTGAGTACGGATATTTTGCTTTATTTTGAAATATAGCCTCTGAATTATCACTCTTATCTGCTAATGTAAATCCTTGAAAGTTTCTGTTTAATATACTACAGGATAATTGATATGCAGTTACAACAGTTGTAAATCCTTGTTGCCTACCTTTTAATATCAAAATAGATATGTTTGTTATTAATCCTTTTTTATAATCTTCTTTTGCTTTATTTAATATATTGATAAACTCTTTTTGTACATCATTTAAAAAAAATGGTTTTGTTGTTTGATCTTTATCTACAACTATGAATACTAATTCTATTAATTTTTCTGGATTCTTTTTTACTTCATTTAATAAATCTATATCATTATATAATTGATTTGCTATTGCTTCTCTTAATGACTTATCATAATCTATGTCATGAAGTTCTTCCCATTTTTCTTTTCTTTTATTTATTAAGTAGTCTGCAGTATATTTCATAATAAGTCTTCTAACTTTTTAACATCTATTTTCCCATCTAGAATAGTTTTATATTCTCCAGTCATTTTATTTAAAGTATCTATTGCTTTTAGTTTTGTATTTAAATCTGCATTTTTCATATATAATATTTCATCACTACCATCTGGTAATTTTATTTTTATTTCTTCTCTTTGTATATCTTTTATTACTTCTGATAACCATTTCATACGTTCTTTAGCAGTCATTATTGTTTCATCTTCTATTTTTTCTTGTAATTCTTGTATATAATTTTGTATGTTAGCATTTGTTAGCAATCTACTAGCATTTACTTTTGCTGTATCTTCTTTCTTACAAGTCTTATATGCTTTTAAATATGCTTGTGTCCCATTTAATCCATTTTTAACATATTCTTGACAAAATGTGATTTGTTTGTTGTTCATTTTTTCTTCTTTCATAGTTTTTCTCCTCCTCTTCACATTTTCTTGCCCTTGGACATTCTTTACAATGGTATATCATGCATAATTTTAAATTTTCCTTTTTCTTCTTCATATTTTTTCCTCAATAAAAAAACAACCTTATTTGGTTGTATTAATAGATACTGTACTAATGATATACCCTATCGAGCTTTTAAAGTGTTTCTACACTTATAGGTTATTATTGTTTATAGTGAGTATTACTGCACTTTATATATCATCAGTACACTACCTGTTAAAGGTAATGCTATTTACTATCTTATCCTCTCGGAGTTCGTATAGTTTGATAATTGTTGCGTTCACATAGCAACACACGTTTTATTTTTTTGTCACATTATCGGCAACTACACTCAAAAATAAAATGAAAAAGTATCGTTTTTTCGATAACGATTATCGTATGTTTTCGTACATAAGCGACTATACATATTGTCAGGCAATTACCCCTGTCTCATTATAGATTTAGTGCCTTAACCTATAAAGACGCATCCGCTAGGAACTCATTATCCAAAGATTTTTGAGTACATATTTATAGACACCACAGAATAAATATAAAGGTTTCTAAATTAAACATTACGCTTAGTTTAATTCGTTGCGTTAAGTCAAGTGCATCCATCAACCTTTAACTCGACGTGGTTATTTATATATTTACTCTGTGCTACCTATAAAGTAGCACATAGTCAGGGGAATGTGTCTTAAGGACACTATAGAGACAACATAATCCTATATTATCTCTATAGAGCCTTTAAGTGCTCTATTTAAAGGAGTTGTAATGGGATTATTTTATATTATTCCCATGATACTATTTTATCATAGTAAAATGTTCATCAGGTGTTCATCTTCAACATTTCTCTTGCCAACATATTTAGAATAAATTCTACGACATTGACTTTTAGAATAATGTGTTGCTTCTGCAATGCCATCCCATTTCATTCCTTTTTCTTCTCTTAATTTGATTATTTTTGCTTTCAATGGCTCATATTCACCAATTCTTTTTAATTCTGCTTCTACATAGTTATTTAATGCTATTATGTAAATGTTTAATTTTTCTATCCACCAGTCAATTTGTTCATCTTCGCATTTATACACATACTTGAAAAACTTTTCTTCTCTTGTCATGCTTCCATCTACTCTTTCTGCATTTGGATCTGCTACTTTTGGTTGTGTTTCATTAAAAAGTAAATTCTTTCTATCTATGTATAAATTTAATAAATTTGTTAATCTATTTATTTCATTATTTGCTTCTTTTATCGTATACTTCATTTCTTCCACTTTTTATCCTCCCATACTTAACAATATATTTTAATAATTCATCTGATACTTTTTCATATCTTACTTTTAATTTTTTATATTTAATCTTTAATTCTATAAGTTCGTCCCTTAATTTTTTTTCTTCTTCGGTCATATTATTCACCACGATCAAAATGTTCTCTTAATTGTCCATTTTTCATTCTTACATATTTTGTAATTATATTTTTATAATTTACTACAAACCCCTCAACATTTCGATTCACTGATTTACAATACTTTTCATATATACTATCTAAATGTTCCTTTGTTGGAATAATATTTAATTCTGTTACTACTGGTACTATTCCCATACATTTAGGTATTTCTTGACTTTGAAATGGATATATAAACAAATTATGATCATAAATTAAGTTATATAAATTAAATTCATCATCCATATTTGCTTTTGCAAACATATAATATCTCTTATCAAATTCATCAACAGGATATTTTATTTGTCCCATACCTATCCATTCTCCACATACTGCACTATCATTATGTAAATCTTCAAATGATTCTCTATTATCATTAATCCATTGTAATAAACCTTTATATAATTTATCTTTGTTTTCTTCTAATTCATTTATTTTAAATATATTATTCCTTTGGGCTATATATAATTCATCATTCTTCTTGAATATTACTAAATTACTCCCATCTAATTTTTCTGTTAATTCAACTTTATCTCCCATACAACTTACTCTTTTTGTTTTAGGATATATTTCTTTCTTTATCATTATCTGCTCTCCTTTATTTTATAACTCATTTCTTCAAATTGTTCTTTTGTTAATACTTGTAAAACATGATAATTTTTATCTTCTTTTATGCTTTCTATCATTTCTTCATCTACTATATCAATAACACCAGTTAAATAGCCTTTTGTTTCTAAAGATACCTTGTCAATTCTATATCTAATGATATCTCCAGCTTCTAAAATGTCAATTATGTTATAACTGGCTTTAATAATATTTTTAAGACTTAAACCTTTTGAATAATTTGCTTCTTTATCTAAATAAATACTTGCATATCTATTATCTTGTGGTATTTCTCTAATCTTTCTTATATAAGTAATATTTCTTTTATCTTTAGTTCTAACAAATTGTCCAACTTCTAATTTCATTCTTTACCTCCTAATTTTCATTTATTTTTTTTAAAGTTCTAACAATACTCAATAATTCATGATAAATAGTATCTTCTTTTATTTGAAATGATTTATTTTTTATATCATAAAATACCACATCACACATTTTTATTTCGTATTCATCTTCACAATACATATATAATCTATTGTCTTTTATTTGTACTTCAAATTCTTTTATAAAATCTAGTAATGGTTCATATGTATTAGTAATATTTCTATTTTTTATATCTCTTATTGTTTGATTTATAGTTCTGTATGTGAATACTACTATATCTTTAAAATCTTGATTAAATATCATTACTTATCACTCTCCTAAAATTACACGTTTATTTTCAAATTTCTTATAAGCATCAAAATATATTTCATTTTTATTTGAATTATATGTTACCTCATAATACATACCATCTAATAATGTTGTACTTAATAATGCTTTACTGTGTCCTAATTCATAAGCATACCAAACTACAAATACATCAAATTCAGGTATATTATCACTTTTATCTAAATGCTCGTAAGCATAACTCATTACTAAATTTTTTGCATTAATTATAAATGTACTACTTTTCATCTTTATTTCCTCCTAACCTAAAAATGTAATTACTATTAACTAAATCTTCTATTTCTATAATATTGTGATTTTTAAAATTTTCTTTTAAAGTATCTGCATAAGTGTTATTTCTATTTATCCCATAAATAATTAATCCATCTGTATCAACCCAATAACGTGTTTTTTCTAATTCATACATTTCATAATTACTTATAATAACTGAATCAATTTCTTTATTTATTAACTTTATAAAATTATCATATACTTTATCGTAAAGCAAACGTCTTTCTTCTTTAGTCATCTTCTGCTCCTATTATTGATTTATATTTGTTTAATATTTCTTTTAAAGTATTTAATCTTGATTGTTCTTGCATAGCCATTACATAATCTTCTTCACTATCATATTCACAATTATAATTAATACCTGTTCCTTTAGGTTCAATACTATATATTTTATCTTCTAAATGTTTTATAAACTCTTTTTGTTGAGTTTCCATAGTAATTACTTTATCTTCACATTGACTTGAATACTTATGGTCTGCTACACCTATTTTTATTTTTTCTTCAAGTTGTTTTTTTAATTGATTTCTTTCATCAGTAATTAAATCATATTCATCTAATTTTGATGTTAATAATTCTAATTGTTCTGATAATCTTTTATGTTCTTCTTCATCAAAGCAATGTGTTGTACCTTTTAATTGTGATTTTAATTCATTTTTTTTCAAACATAGTAGTTTCATTTAATCAACCTCCTTACTCACAATCATTTACGCCTAACCAATCTAACAAATCAACATAACATTCTTTACATAAACAACATATCTTTTTTGTTGCCACATCAACATTTCTTAAAATAGTTATTCTATTTTCTCGGTAAACTATCTTCCCACATTTGCAACAAATACGACCATTGTTATTAGAAATATTGTTTATAAAAGTATAAAGTTCTCTATCGTTCATTTCTCTAATGTTTTGTAGTTTCATTTAATCAACCTCATTTTCATAAATATTTCCTATTACTTCAATTCCATTCGGAGTTACTAAATGTACTTGGTCTTTACTCTTGATAAATTCTGCATACCAGCCGTATTGATAAGTACTGATAATATTTCTATCTTTCCATTCTTTTGTTTTATATTTTCCATATTTTATAACAAACAAATCATCTTCACTACTAAATCTGTTACCTTTACAAATATCTCCTTCGTAAACTTCTACACCATTTTTATCTTTTAATCCTGTGTATTGCATTAAAGTGTATTTTTCTTTATTCGGTTTTAATAAATCACCATTATTGTAATATCCATTGTCTTGTACTGTTATATTCATTGAATTTCTTAAAGCTGTAAAAATTCCTTGTTTTGAGGTTATCATATATTTATTTTCATTATCCCATGCTCTAAATTTTATTTTCCTATTCATTACTATCTCCTTCTATTATTTCTATTTTTTGATATTGTTCTAATAATTCTTTTATTTTCACTTCTTGCTCTAACAAACCTTTTTTTACTTCTTCTATGTTTGAAAAATCTTCTCTTAATCTATTCAATCTTTTATCTAAAACATCAAAATCTTCTTCATAGTTTGCTATAATGTATCTAACATCATAATAATATTCCCCATTTACTTTTATAAAATAATCCCACTTTTTTTCTCTTTTGTATCTAATTTCAATTCCTTTATTCCAAGAATATTCTGGTTCATTACTATAATCTTCAAAAAATATTTCTTCTGTAACTAAAACATACTCGTGTTTCCAATTATCTCCAACTTTTTTGAATATCAATTTATTTTTAATATATTTTAATGTTTCTTCAACTATTTCTAATTCACTATTTATTTTGCGTTCTGTTTCTTTTTTCTCTTCTTCTAATTTTTTATTAACATTTTCATATGCCATTTCTTTTATTTTTGATATTATTTCTTTATTCATTACTATCACTTCCTTTACATTTTTCATAATGTTCATTGCAATTCATACTTACAACACTATCAATTCTATTATTTTTTATACATTGATATCTACAACCATCTCCACAACTACAAACATCATATAATTGATAATTTTTACATTCATAACAATTTTTTTTACCTATTTTTTTTATTTCTTCAATTATTATTTTTATAATAGATATTGCTATAATTAATAGAATTATAGATATAATAATAATATCAGTTAAATTAATTACTATCATTACTATCACTTCCTTCTAGTTCTTGCATTTTATCTAAAAATTTACCAGTTGCATGTTTCCAAGTTAAATTAATTACTATTGCATCCTCTCTATGTTCCATTTTTACCCACTCTTTTAACTTATTCCAATTATCTTTTAGTTTATAATTTTCATCTAATAAACTGATATCAGTTATATTGTGTTCTTCTCTTAATTTATAATTTTCATTATAAATTCTTCCGTAGTTTTCTTTTAGTTGTTTATTTTCTTGTTCAATATTAGTAATATATTGCATTAAAAATGCACTTTGTAATGATGTTAAATTTTGCTTTACTAATGCTAATTTACATTGTTTTATATCTTCTTTATTAAAATTAATTGTTCTCATTCTGACACCTCTTTTAAAATAATCTTAAATGCATTTAATCTGCTTAAAATCCATTTATCATCTTCCGTTGGTTGTTGTTTAATTAATTCAATTACTAAATCAATAGCATTTATTGTTCTATCAATAACTTCTTTTTGCTTTTTGACTTGATTCTGCAAGTCTATAAATATGTCGGTTGCACCTTCATATTCAATATGTTCTTCTTCTAAGAAATCTGCTAAATCATCTGCTTCCTCCTCAATTATGTATGGAAAATGTAAATATATATCTGCGGTTTCTATTATTATTGGCTTTTTCTCTTTGTCCATATTCTTATTTCTCCTTATCTTATTTCAAAATTTAATCCTCTTAATACTGGGCTAGTAAAACAACTAAACCCAAATAATCTATTTATTACAATTTGTTCATCATTTAATATTATCATTTCATATTGGCACATTAAATCCATTTGACTTTTCAATATATAATTTAATTCTTCAGATATAATTATAAAAGTTGGTTTTTTATGATGTGCTTTTCTAAATACTTCAATTTGATTATTTATTTTACCCATTGTTTTATGTATATCTTCATATTTATAATTTTTTTCGTTCATAATTATTCTTTCCTTTCCAAGTATTCTTTTAATTTAGGATCATATTCTCCTAAAATTTTTAAGGCTGTATAATAATTATTTTTGTATACATCTATCTTTTTACTTAATTCATTTAATTTAATCAATAAACAACCTATTATAAATCCTAATATGTAAATCATTTTAATTCCTCTTGATATTCGTATGTTCTTTGCAAATCTTCGTAAAACATACCATTTAAAAGTTTTATGTTATCTATTTTGTTTTCTAATTCAACAACCTTATTTGTTACTACTATTACAAATATTGCTTGAATAATTACTATTGCTAAAATTGGTATTATTGTTTTATAATCTATTTTTTTCATTTTTCCTCCTACACTTCAAATATAGATATTTGTCTATCTATGTTATTTAACATTTTATCTTTTGCATCTTTGCAAAAATTCTTTTTTATTTCAAATCCGTAACAACTTCTATTTAATTCTGCACATGCTCTTAAAGTACTTGCACTTCCACAACACGGATCAATTACTACATCGCCCTCATCTGTAAAAATTTTAATTAATTCTTTTAACACATTTACTGGTTTTTGTGTTGGATGAATTTTAGGTACTTCTTTACTATCTTTTTTCCACTCGAACCAATTGAATATCATGTGATTTTTACCATCAATTCCTATATTATTAAATTTAGGTAATTTTTCTCTATATAGAACTACTGCATATTCACAAGCATTTACTATTTTCATATTTGCCTTTAGTACCTGCGCTGAAAAGTTTTTACAAAAAACTAACGGATAACTCTTTGCAAGTCCATGTTTTTTTCCTTGCTCAACAACCATAGGTATTTGTTCAAAAGCACAAAATACTATCATTGCAGGAGCATTAGAGCTTCTTCCTTTTTCTCCACCTTTTTTTGGTTCTTTATTTAAATATCTCGTGCAAAAATCAAAGAAATTATTTATTTTGAAATCATTATCTGTATCAAAAAAACTTGATCCTGCTAATTTTGATTCACCATTTTTATTATCACCATCAACATACCATTGGGGGTTAGAAGCATACGCTTTATTCCCAAGGTTATAAGGTATATCTGCTATGATTAATTGTGCATGTGGTATTTGATATCTTTTAGCGTTTTCGAAATGATCATTTATCAGTTTTATATTTATATTTCTGTTTTCATCTATTTTTATTTTTTTATCTACTATTTCAAATTCCATTTATAACTCCCTTTTCATCAATTTAACAACTTTTATACTTAAATCTATTAAATCTTCAATTGTTACTTTATAGTACTTTTTATTGTCTATACTCTTAAAATGTTTTTCTATTTTTAATTTTGTTAATTCTTCAATTGTTAGTTCCATTTATTGTTCCTTTCTAGGTCTTCCTCTTTTCTTTTTAGGACTTATTAATTGTTCTATTTGCTCTGTTGTATAAACTCTATTTTTATATTCACTATTTAATCTTTTGTTAGTTTTATTAAGTTCAGTCACTAAAAATTGTCTAGAGTCATTACCTATCATTTTTTGCTTTTGGTTTTGATACACAACTTCTAAATCGTGTTCATTGTTTAAACTTCTTCTTTCTTTTCTTAAAAGATGTATTTCTCTTACTACATTTATACTTGCTTCATCACTTAAATCATTGTTTTCTATTAAATGATATAAATCTGATAATTTATAATCTACTTTTTGAAGTTCTTCAGATTGTGTTTTTATCATATTATCTATTTCATCAAGTATAGATATAGCATTAGTTATTTTATCTATTATCAACTTATCTCTCATCAAATCTCCTCTATGTCATATCCTCTATATTGCATCATTTTTTTCTTTAATTTATATACTTCTGTACGATAACCTTTTGTATCAACAATAATAAGTTTCCCATCTTTTACATAAGTAAAATCTGCTATATAATTTATTGCCCTTATTGTTTTTTCTTTAAATTTAAAACTTGGTTGTAATTCAAATTTTACTTGTGTTTTTAAATCTGTTATCTGATTATTTTTTAACATCATTTGAAGAATTACATAATAATCTCTTTCTTTTTTAGAATCGAATGTCATGTCTCTATAAAAACATTTTTTGTTATGATACTTATTCATTATTCCAGCCTAATTCTTCTATTTGCTTATTTATTGCTTGGAGTTCTTTAAAATCTAATGTAATGCCTCTTCCATCTTTCCATATTGTAATTACTTTATCCACTTGATAAAAACTAAAACTATCTTCGTCTACTTCTAATATGCTTTCAACCTTTCTTTTTTTGTCATATTTTAAAGGATACTCATAACAATTTTTGTTGTATTTAAATCCCAATTTTTCAAACATTTCTTTTGCTTTCATTTGTTTCCTCCTTCAAATATTTTTTATAATGTTCTTCATATTCTGGAAATCTTTCTACCATAAAATCATATATTAAACCTTTTATTTCTGGATTATTCTTTGCATGAACTTCAATTATGTGTTGATTATATGTTAATGGTACTAAATTCCATAATTCATTGTTATTCCTGTTTCTATCTATATGATGATAATGTCTTATTACAAACACACTACCCTTTTTAGGTATATATTGATTTTGTAATCCAACTATATAATCTTGATTATCATCTGCTTCATATAATTTATCTAATTGTTCTCTTATTTTTTTTGGTATTTCCATTTTATTACCCCCTAAATTAGATTTAATTTTGCTATTTCATTTGGTGTCATTGTTTCAATATCTAATTGTTTACACTCTTGTATTATTCCATCTATAAAAATTGACATTTCTTTTGAATCAAACTCACTACTACCTTTATAAATTCTATAAATTGTAAATTCTCTATTATTAAATAATCTTTTTGAAACTATTTGATAATATTTAAAATAACCTTTAGGATCTATTGAAGATAGCATACTTATTTCGCTAACTTGTCCATAAGCCTTAAGCATTTCAAAGTATACTTCTTCTTTAGATTTTCCTATTAAATTCCCTATTTCAGTGATTAATTGCCAAGCATATGAATTTTGTGATAAACTTCTTTTCTTTCTTTTTTCTTTTATTTCAAATTGTTTATCTTTTTCTTTTGAATATAACCACTGAATTATTTGTAATGGTGTTCCTATCATAACTTATCCTCTAGAAAGCAATGTCATCGTCACTGATTTCAATTGAGTCTCCAAAATCGGCATAAATCTGTTCATCAGTTGATTTTTTGACATTCTCTGCTTGTTTTGGCTCTTGTTGATTATTTGTTTTAGTTTGTAAAAAACTCATTCTATTTGCCATGAAAGTATAGTCATAGTGTTTGTTACCTTTGTTGTCTTCCCAATTGTGATTTTTGACGCTTCCTTGAAAACCAATTAAATCACCTTTTTCACAATATTTGCATACGTTTTCTGCCATTTTTTCAAATAGTGTTATTGGTACAAATGTTGTATCATCTTTTGTATTAGCAATTGCTAAATCTATTTGTGTTACTGCTTTATTTGAACTTGTATATCTAAGTTCTGGTGATCTTGTTAATCTGCCTATAAATATAAAATTATTATTCATTTTCTTTTTCCTTTTCTTTTAATTCTTCTATTTCTTTATTAAACTTTTCTACTTTTTCGTTATACTCTGCTAATTTATCTATAACTACTTTTTTTAATTCTGTATATGCTTTTTCTATATCTCCAAAAACTATTTTACTAATAATAGAACCACTACTAAATTTTATTGATACCGCATGATCCAAACTATTTAATGTTTGTTCATAAATATCTATTTGTGCTTTTTTTAAAAAGTCATCTAACTTAGTTTTTATATGATAATCATATGTTGTTTCTATTTCACCATTTGGTGTTGATAATTTCCCAAAAAAACTTAATTTTGCTTTTACTTCACAATAATCAAGATAATAACTATCTTTTCTAAATTTATCAGCCGTTCTTAATTGTTTTCTTAATTCTTCAAAATCATTATATTTTGTCATATCCAATTCAATATCTTTTAATTCAAACCATTTATTATTTTTATCTTTCATATTATTCAACCCTTTCAAATTTCATATTATTAGTTTCTAAAAATTTTTTTAATGCTTTTTGTTGTGATAAAGTTCCAGTAATTTTTAATGTGTATGTTTTTATTGGATCTATTTCTTCTACCTCTACTGGATTATCAATCATTTCTTCTATTTTTTCTTGTTTTTGTTCTTCTATAATTACTTTTGTTTCTTCTTTTTGTTTGTTTAATAATTGCTTTTGTTCTTGAAGTTTATTATTTTTTCTGATTACTTCTCCTAATTCAAAATGAGTTAAATAATCGTTTTTTAATTCTATTTCATATTCACTATTTAAACCTTCTATAGTTATTAAATCTTTTCTAATAACATCTATTTTTTCAAGTAATTCTTTTTCTAATGCAAACTTGCCATCTTTCCATGAACCTTTATTAAGCCATTTTTCATTAAAAATACTATCTAGTGATAATACATTTGCTAATTCTTTTATATTTTCATTAAATATAACTTCTATTTTTTCTTTTCTTGATTGCTTTTCTTGTTCTTCAAACACTTTTATTTGTTTATCTAATAAACTTGAACTTTCCTCATAAAGATTTTTTATTGCATCACATTTTGATTTAAATTCTTTAATCGGTTGTGATATTTCTTTTTCTATTGCTAATCTTCTATCATTTATTGCTTTAGCAGTCTTATTTAATTCTGCTCTTTTCTTTGTATCTTCATCTAAAGTTACTTTTGTTACTATATATTTTTGATATTTTTCTGTATCTTTTTTTGCCTGTTCTAATATTTCATCATAATTTTTTATTTCTAATTTTGGTAATTCATATTTTTTAACTTCTATCTCGTTCATTAAAATACTTCCTCTCTTTCTTTATCTTTTTTTTCCAATATTTCATATGCTTCTTTGCAGTTCAATTCACTTAATCTATTTTTTCCTAAAGCCTTTACTTCTTTACCTAAAGATTCCATATCATCTTTAAATTCCGATTTTAATAATTGAATTTGTCCTTTTTGAATTGGCATATCACTAAAATCGTGTACTTCTTCTTTCTTTTCAGTTGTAATTTTATTAAAGAAATATCTATCTATCATTTCTTTTAATTTTTTATCTTTTGTTATTCCTGATATATATTTTAAATATTCATCATCATCTATTTCTTCAAAAGTTGAACCTTCATATTTCCCAAATGTAAATTTATAATTTTTTACAAGTTCATCAATGTTCTCATCTTTTTTCTCAACATTTAATCTTCGTGCATCATCATCTTCTGTTGCTAATCCAAAAGCCATAAGTAATGAATATCTTCTTGCATATGTTAATGCGCTTCCTTGTTCTTGTGCTGGATTTTTAATTCCACTTAACATTGCATCTACAACCTTACAACCTCTTTTTGGTTCTTCTTCCCATTTACCATCAATAAATCTGTAAGTCATTATATAATCGCAACCATTTTTTTCATTTGTTTCTATTGTTTGATAATATTTCATATTATGCTCTTCAAGGTAATTATGGATTTCTGCTAATTCTGTATATTTATAACCATAACCATCTTTATTTTTCTTTAATGTTGTTTTTGTTTGTTCTTCTTTCATTTGTCTAACTCCTTTTTCCATTCTAATACATGACACATTCTTAACATCTGGTTTGCTCTGTGCTTTATGTTATCAATTGTTTCTTCCATTTCTTCATCTGTTATACAGATATAAAAACCACCTTTAACCCCTGAAACACTACCTACCATTCTTTTAAAATTTTTATCTTCTCTAATGTTTTGTATAATCTTTCTCATTGCTTTGTCGCTTCCAACTTGAAACTTGCCTCTTAAAGTTTGATTTTTAATTAAATTTTCTTTACCCCTATGATTTTCTACTAAGTAGTTATAAACTCTTTCTTCTATTGTTTTTTCTTCTTCCTTTTCATCATACTCTGTAATGTCATTGTCATTGCACTCAGGACATAAATTAATCATTTCTCCATATGAATTTCCAAAGGTTGAATAAACACCATAATATGTTTCTAAATCTACTTTTCTTGGTTGCCTGAATTTAGATCCACAGTTATTGCATTTGTACATAATTCTTTTTCAAGTTTCTTATTTTCTCTTTTCAATGATCTGATTTCTTTTTTTAATTCTGCTTCGATTTCATTTTTATTTATTTCTAATTCACAATACTTTTTATTAAGTTCTGATAGTTGTGTTTTATATTTATTCATTTGATTTACTGCATAATTCTTTGCAGTTTTATAATCTTCTATTTTTTCAAGCATTTCATCTATATGATTTTCTAATCCTCTAATGGTTTTATTTAATGCTTTTTTTGTTTTAATGGTTTCATCTAGCCATTCATTTACCTTTTCTATTATTCCTTTCATTATTCTTCTCCTAACCAATCATAATCAAATATTTCTTCCAGTTCGTCATTTTCTTCTTTTGTAAAAAGTTCATCATATGATTTGTTTTTTATATTTTTTAAAATTCCTTCAGTATATTTCAAATTAGTTTTTCCATTCATAATTGTTTCATTAATTGCATATTTTATTTTTCTAACATCATCAGTTTCTTCTATCCACTTTTTAACTGCCTCTTTTTCTATATCGCCTAAACTTCGATGAAAATTTTTCTCTATATTATTTATATAAGTACTATAATAACTATCTATATTCTTATATTGTTGTTGCTCACCTGTTGCTTGTTTGTTAGAAAATGTGCTAATTGCCTGATATAATTCATAGTTTTTTATTGATATTATTGAGAATTTAGTATGTTGCTTCTGTGTTAATTCCCCTGTTGAAATTAAGTGTTTTATTGCAGTCCTTATTTCTTGAATTGTCATATCTAATTCTTCACTTAATGTTTTATATGATGTAACAAAACTTCCTCTCTGGATTAGTAAACCCTCAAAATATCTATCTTGCCAATTTGCTTTTAATAAACAATGAATGAAAAGTATTTTTGTATTTTTATTTTTATACCATCCCCAATTTAAAAATTTACTATGGAGTTTTATCCAACTTTCATTCACTATTTACCTCCTGTTTGACTTTTGTTCGTTTTTCTGCTATAATTACTAAATGTAAATTTTTTATATTTACGATTTAATTTGAATTATCTACTTTCAGTCGTGGTTGGTTGTGTAGATAATTCTTTTTTTACGTCATAATGTTCTGCATTTATACAAACAAGCATAATACCTGCAACACAAAACGCTATAAATAATACATATACTAATCTATCTTTCTTATTCATCTTTTGATCCGCCTCCTTTCTATAAACCAAATTTCTTTTTTACTAATTTAGTTAAAACTATCTTATTTCTTGTTTCGGGTATAAAATAATTTTCTTCTTTCATTTGTTCCCTTATTTCATGTGCATATCTTAAAGCCGTTTTGTATGGAATTCTTAATATAAATTGCAATTCCTTTGGATTTAGATATTGCTTTTTTAATAGTTCTTTTTCTTCCACATTATCCCTCCTGATTTTCTTTTTGTTGTGCAAACACTACATTTTCTTTAAAAAAAATATCGCCTATATCACAATTTAATGCTTTTGCAAGTTTTAACATTGTTTTACTTTCAATATTATCTAAAGTATTTGTTTCTATCATTGAAATCGTTGGTCTTGAAACACCAGATTTAATTGATAATTCTTCTTGACTTAAGCCTTGTGCTTGTCTAAATTCTTTTATCTTATTATTCATTGTTACCTCCTATCTATTGTCAATCATACACTACATTTTATTTTTTGTCAACCATAAACAACAAAATATTTTTAATTTTTTATTGAATTGTTGTAAAGTATGTATTACAATCAATAAAAAGGAGGTGTATTGTATGAATTACATTGGAGAATTTATAAAAAATTATAGAGGCGATATGTCACTAAGAGAATTTGCTGATAAATGTGGAATTAGTCATACACATCTAGATAGTATTGAAAAAGGATTTGATCCTAGAACTGGTAAACCTGTAAGAGTAACAGTTGAAACATTAAAAAAAATTGCTTCTGCAATGAATATGTCTGTTAACGATTTATTAATCCAATCTGGAGATGTAAAATTAGAAGAATTAAATTTTGATAATGCTAAATTAGTTACGCCAATTCAAGAAAGTGTAAAAATACCTGTATTAGGTAGAATTCCAGCAGGAATGCCCTTTGAAGCAATAGAAGACCAATATGCAGTAGATTTTGAAGAAATACCTCGTTCTTGGTTAAATGGTGGAAATCAATTTTTTGCTTTAAAATTGGATGGTGATAGTATGGAACCCGAATATCACGATAAGGATATTGTTATTTTCAAAAAAACAAGTACTTGTGAATCAGGGCAAGATTGCTGTATAAAAATAAATGGATTTGATGCTACTTTTAAAAGAATTAAAAAGCAAGAAAATGGAATTATGGTTATTCCACTAAATGAAAATAATTCAACTGGATTTTCAGCAACATTTTTCACAAATGACGATATTATAAACAAACCAATTGAAATAATTGGTGTTGTAAAACAAATTAGAAGAAATATTTAGGAAAATACTTACTATGAAAAAAAAGTTTCAAATTATAAATAATTATAATCGAAAGGAAAATAATAAAATGAAAAAAGTATTTAATACAATATCATTAATTGCATTAATATTCACAATATTATATCCAATATTTATATCATTTAATTCTGAATTGGATTTAATTACAAAAATAATTAATTATTTATTGTCTATTGGTTCTATATATTTTTTATATACAATATGGGAAAATCACAAAAAATTTGATTCAGAAATTCAATTTATATTAAATAATGAGGAAAGTATTAACACAAAATATAAACATTTATATACAACTATAAAAAAATATTTAAATTTATAAAAAAAAGATAGTCCCACTCGCCAAAGTCGACTATCTTAACCGAACTCATAGAAAAAGTATTCCAAAAGAATATTTGCTTTTTCTATACACTAATTTTAACAAAAAAGCGAACAAATTACAAGAGGAGATGATAAAATGAGGAATTTTAGATACAAAGGAATAACTATATATGAAGATAAACCTACAAAAGATGGAAGAAAATTTTTTTTTAAAAAATATAAAAATGGTAAACACTATTCATCCGAAAAATATAAAACAACTGATGAAGTAGTAACTGCATATTCAAGATTTGTTTTAAAAAATAATGATCCAATTAATAAAAGATTTGATTTAGTCGCTGATGAATATTTTAACTATATGTATAAAATTAAAAAAGAATCTACAGTATATTGTTATAAAAATGTTTATAGCCTACATATATACCCTTATTTTAAGAATTCTTACATAAATCACATAAATGTATCAGATATTCGCAAATGGGCTGAAACAATAGAAAAAAAAGACCTATCACTACGTTATATGAACAATGTTTACAATATATTAAAATTGATTTTTGATTTTGCTATGAAAAATTATGGTATTGAATCTAATCCCGTTCAAATTTTCGGTAGATTTCAAAGAAAAAGTGACGAAGTCGTAAAAGATGAAAATAAAATAAGATATATAACATTAGAACAATTCAATCAATTTATATCAGTTATTGATAATGATTTATGGAAAACATTTTTTATAACCCTATTTTATACAGGTACTAGAAAGTCAGAAATACAGGCTTTAACTTGGAATGATATAGATTTTAATAATAATGAAATAATAATAAATAAAATAATATCAACCAAAACTAGCGAAAAATACAAAATAACGAATACAAAGAATAGTTTAAATAGAAAAATAAAAATGAGTAAAACATTATATGAAACATTATCAGAATACAAAAAAGAAGTAATGAAATTTACTGATTATTCTAATAATTGGTTTGTCTTTGGGAACACAAGATTTTTACCCGAAACAAACATTGCAAGAAATAAGCACAAATATTTTGAATTATCTGGTGTTAAAGAGATAACTATTCATGAATTTAGACATAGTCACGTATCATTATTAATAAATGAATATATAAAAGTTTCTAAAGAAAAAAATATGAAAGTTGATACTGCTAAATTTTTCTTAATGTTATCTAATCGTATGGGACATACAATAGAAGTTATGCAAAGAACTTATATGCATTTATTCCCTACGATTCAGGACGAAATTGTTGATTTATTAGATAATTTATAG